TTATTGATACTATTCAAGGAGACCATACTTCTGTTAGACATTTAATACACGAGCTGGGTAGTGAAGTTGTAAATTTTGACGTTAGTGAAACCGGAGGCTATGTTGCTATAGAAAACTTCGCAGCAAGGACGCTTTTATTAGAGGCTGGTAAAACATATAAATTTAATCTTAATAACATACAGACTCCTGGAGATTTTTCAACTACTGGAAATAGTAATACAATTCCATATAATGCAACAACGGGAATTTATACTTATATTCCCTCAGTAACGGGAAGTTTTGAATACAAAAAAACAGGACTTATTGGAGGTAAAATAACAGTTGGAAATACAGCAAACCCTCTATTTGCAACACCTGATGAAGAAACAGGAAATAGTATAAAAACAGGAGCTGGAACCATAGAAAGATATCATGGTATTCATGTTACTGAAAATAAATATGCCCTTTTAGACAGTACTAATAATTTTATAAATGACCCTTCTGTTTGGTCAGGTTCTAACGAAGCTGATTTATTAGCAAGTCAAACAGCCGCAACTGCGTATATAGACCATATTAGATATGATAAAATAAGACTTCACTTAAGAAGCGGTTTTAATTTTGCAGCAAGGGGAAAAGAAGGTTTCTTATTTGAGGTAAAAACAGACAGAACCGATGAATTTCAAAACTTTTTAACACAAATAGTTTATTTAAACACTTCTAATTTTGAAATTAAGAACCCTAAACCTTTTGTACTTTCAGAGACATTTTATACTTCTTTTATAGAAATTAAAGTTCCAACGCTTATTGGTCAATATCAAGAATTTGAAGACTTCTTTTATGGAGACAATGGTGTTACTCAGGGAAGTAGTATTTTATTGCCTACTTCAAATTACAATATGTCTTTTAAAATTATTGATAGAGTAGAAGACAATACAAACATAGACTATTTTTATACGGGAGAAGAGCAGAATTTTCTTGTAAGTAGAGAAGACGAATTTCAAGATTTTACAGTTGTAGTACAAGAGTCAGATAATGGAGACTATTTTGAAATATTTGGAGAAAAAGACGGTAGTGCTGCAGATTTTGAAGCACATATCGTAAATCAAATTGCTAATACTACGGCTTCAATTTCGGTTATTTTTGATATAATTGTTTTTGAAAACGTAGGAACAGGTTTTATAGAAACCTCTTCAACTTCAGTAACAAAAACAACTGACTTTGATGAACCTATGAATTTTAGACCTATTATTAAAAATGCTAATACTGCAACAAGTTTTGCAATAGATGTTGTGATGAGAATTTATAACCAAACAGAAAATACTCAAATAGTTAAAAATGCCAGTATTACATATATGAATGCACCTAAATATGGTAAAAGAATGTTAAAGGTAAAAATCGCGTCTACTAATAATTTAACAAGAGTATATAATACTCTTCCCGACAGACAGGCTACTAGAAATGTAGCACAGGTTTTAAATTCAGCTCTTCCAAAGGGTCAAATAAAATATGCACCTACTTTTATAGAAAGAGTAAACGTATTAGCAACTCCTGAAAAGGTAACTATGGAAAATGAAACAATTTCTTCTGTTGGCGGAAGTGATGTTTTAAGTGTAACCCCATTTGATTCTTTTGTAAAGTTTACAGTTACTAAATTTGAAAATAAAGAACAAAAACTAATTTCTTTTACTAATATTGAAAATGTTAAGCTAACTTTTGGTTCAGGTTTAACTTTTAACAACATAAGCGTTTATAAAGATATTGATGAGAGTAAAGGAGAGCTTTTATTTAAAATAACTAAAGGAAATGCTATTAAAATAAGGGCGTTACAAACTAAAGAATATTATCTATCTACAGTTAATGGTACTACAGAAACCATGTTTTATAAGGGAATATACACAACATAATGATTTTAAATAGCAGAAATAATACTTTTGATTTTAGGTTTCCAACTCATTTTATACCAAAAGAAATAGTTGAAAAATATAAACCATATCTACATAAGATACCTGGAACAATGCTTGAAGAGCCTATAGATTTTATTAATTACACAATTCAATCAATAAATCTTCCAGGAATTACATACGATCCGGTAACTCAAGCAGATAATGACGGAACTACAAGATATCATAGGGGTAGAATTCCAATACAAAACACTATTCAAAGAGAGTTTAAAGTAACCTTTCAACTTTTAGATGGTTATATTAATTATTGGATAATGACAGATACTCTTTTATATTATTATGCTGATCAGACTCCTGATAAATACCTACCAGACCTTAAACTTAGAATATTAGATGCAGAAGGTTTAGGTGTTGCAAGTATTACGTTTGAAAAACCAATTATGAATTCAATAAATGAACTTAGTCTTAATTTAGCAGAAAATGTTGCTGAATTTAATACTTTCGAATTGAATTTTTATTACAATAAATTTAATATTAAAATAGATTTAGATTAAAATAGGATATATAAATCATGAAAACATTTTTAGAACATTTAGAAGAAAACAGAGTTACAAAAGAAGAAATGCAACTTCTTACGGAGGGTCTACAACAAGAATGGACTCCGGAACTTGAAGAAAAAGTTGACCTTGCTGTTGATGAGTTTTTAAATGAGTATAGAAACGAAGATGGAGAATTAGACCTAGTTAGATTTGAAAAAGATGTAACAAATGAAGGTATTTTTGGTTCTATTATTGGTGGTCTTACAGGTTTTGCATTAGGAAAATCTATCGGTAAAATGTTAGCAAAAGTCTTAGGGGTACAAAAGGGAGTATTTTATGATTTGTTAACTTCAAGGCTTGTTGGTACTGCTATAGGTGCTACTCTTGGTAAAAGATTTTAATATGAACTTTGTTACAATTGACTTTTCATTAAACTCACCTGGTATTTGCGTCTTCAATGATAAAAGTAAAAAATACCATTTTATTTCGTATATTAAAAAACAAGGAAGCAAAAAATCAATAAAGGTTCAAGAAGAGCTGGGTTTATTGGAAGAGGTTACTCTAGTATTTCAACCTGATTTTGAGAAAGAAGTTGATTATTCAAGTGTTGAGTTAGGTAAAATAAAAAGATATGACATAATGTCAAATGATATTATTAATCTTATTACTCAAAATACTTTTAAAGATGATGGATATCAAATAGCATTCGAAGGAGTCTCTTATGGAAGTTCTGCTGGCACTAATAATATTATCGATATGGCAAGTGCAGCATCTATTCTTAAAATAAAACTTCTTAAATATTTTAAACCTGAAGATATTTTAACTGTGGCTCCGGCAACTATCAAGAAACATGCTGGGAAAGGTAATATGAATAAGAGAGTTTTGTGGGACGTTTTTACTGAAAACCGAACAGGAGAAGATTTTTTGGAGAAAACTAATTTTTGGAATTTTGCGAAAAACTTAGAGGTTGGAAAGTCTGTTCCAAAGCCCTTTGACGACCTTGTAGATGCCTTTTACTTAAATAGTTTATTAAGAAGCCTGAAAACTAATCTAACCTCTCCTGCCTAAAGACTTAAGTTATATAACCTTTGGCCGCTTTTGTTTCAAAATAATTAAACTTTTTTTAAAAATAATTTACCCAGATTTTTTTATGTCGTTAAAAATGATTATATTTAACTATAAACAATCTTAAAAAGAGACATATAATAAAAGATGACTTTAGAAAAAATAAAAGAATTAACAGATAAAATATATCCAAAGATTGAAAAACATTATGGAATGAGTAAGTTTCAAAAATGCACACCTTGGATAGATTTTGAACATAGCATTTATGCAAGACTTATGGGAGAACCTGATGTACAGCCAGAAGATGGTGAACAGAACCCAGACGCAGAATATGATTCAGACGACAATTTAATTATTTTATACTTTCCAAAAATAAAAAGTAAAAAGTCATTGATAGAATGTTTAATTCATGAGTATCAACACTATCTTCAATCTCCTTCATGGATGAAAAGATATTACGACATGGGTTATCATTATGGGAACCACCCATACGAGGTTGCGGCCCTAGAAGCAGAAAAAGATTGGAAACGTTTTGCTTAAACAAAAATACGGGGAGTTAGTCAAAGGGTACGACGACTATTCTTATTGAACCTAGTCCTGATCAGACGATGAAGAATAAGCAGATCACTTATTTGGAAAATGGGGTAGAATAGTAGATGATGGTTCGAGTCCGTCACTCCCCAGCTCTTAGATAGGTTATAAAAACTGAACAACGAGGCGTCAAATCTCACGCCTACAACCGAAAGGAGAGTCTAAGTGGGGTAAAATAAAATTTTATAAAATTAATCATAAACAAAACAAAATTGAGATATATAAACTAATATGGAAAACAGTAGAATTTGTATAAAAACAAATGCTGGACTTTATAATCTCGATGGCTTCCAATAGAAGCAAACTTAGCCGGTTAGGCACCAAATAGGGTTCATATTTTTTAAACAATTTCAAACTTTTCTATATAATATAAGTTATTTAAGTAAATTAACAGAATTAAAAGTAAATTAAAGTTTAAAAGTTATGAGTGAAGATTTTAACATTTTTAGTATCGGCGTAGAAGATATCGATACACATGAACAACAACAAAGTACAGGTTCAAACACCATGTACAAACCAACAGCCGATGACGGCAAAGACGGAACATACAAAGCACTTATTCGTTTTGTACCAAACGTTGAAAACCCAAGAAACAGTCTTATTAAGAAATACGTAAACTGGTTAACAGGACCAGATGGTAGTTCTAAATTGGTTGACTCTCCAAGTTCTATTGGTGAAAGTTGCCCAATTGCAGACGCTTTTTGGAAATTAAGAAAATCAGACAGCGCGGTAGACCGTAAAGCATCTGATAAACTAAAAAGAAGAGAGCAATACGTTTCTCTTGTAAAGATTATTAAAGACCCTCAGTTCCCAGAACTGGAAGGTACTTATAAAATCTTTAAATTTGGTTATAAAATTAAAGAAAAAATTGACGCAGAGTTGAAGCCTGATTTTGGTGACCCAACTCAAGTATTCGACCTATTCGAAGGAAAGAATTTCGAATTAATTATCACACGTCAAAATGACTACAACAATTATGACAAGTCTAAATTTTCATCTTCAAAATCGCCAGTTGTTATCGGTTCTGATAATAAAACTGCAGAAAGAGTTGAAGAAGATATGTCAGCAATTAAAACAGAACTTGAAAATGCTCCATCTTTAAAAACGTTTGAATATCAAGCATGGGATGAGCCAACTAGAGAATTTGTAAACAGTGTCATTAAAATGTATTTGAATCCTGGAAACGCTATGGATGCAGTTACAAACTCAACGTTTGAAACCCCAACAGCTCCTAAAAAAGAGGCTCCTAAGAAAGAAGCAGTAACAGAAGTTGCAGGTTCAAACGCAAATAATTCAGCAAAAGCTGAAAGCGGTGATGATTTAGAAAGTTTCTTGAATGACCTCGAAATCTAATATACTTACATTAGAACTTAAGGAAAAAATCAAAAAAGCTTTAAAGCAAGTAGTACTTAAGGAACACACTAATCATAATAAACAAATGATAAAAGACATGTCAGGTAGATTAAGCCTGGCATGTCCTTATTGTGGAGATTCTACAAAAGATGACACTCTTAAAAGAGGTAATGTTTATTGGACGACTCTTCAATACCATTGCTTTAATTGTGACCACCATACTGATATTTACAATCTCTTAAAAGACCATGGAATTAGAATGTCAGAAAACATGGACGTAATAGAGGTTTTAGATTATATTAAAACAAATAGAACAGCAACACAAGAATATGAAAAATTTACACCATTTGTTTATCAAAAAATAATAGAACTTGGTGTTGATGAAAAAGATTTTATGAAAGCCACAAATTCCAAAAAAATAGAAATAGCAGATTGGATGTGGTTTCAGTTAAAAAATAGATTATTAAGCCATAAGCTTGACAGATTTTTATATAATGAAAGAGAAGGAAGATTATGGATATTAAATAAATCACTAGACGGTAAAATTATAGGTGCTCAATCCCGAAGAATGAAAGGAAAAGGGTCTAGATATTTAACTTATGATATTTCTAAAATTTACGAGTCTATTATTAATAAACCATTAGAATTAGACGAAAAGACAAGAATAGGAATTGATAATGTGTCTACTCTGTTTGGAGCATTAGCTGTAAATTTTCAACAGCCTGTTACCGTTTTTGAAGGACCTATGGATGCAATGTTTATGAAAAATAGTATCGCACTTTGTACGGTTGGAAGAGATACTTCTAAATTAGATGCAATAGAATCTGTAAGATATATGCTTGATAACGATGATGCAGGTCTTAAAAAAACAATTGAAAAACTTAAAAAAGGAAAGACCGTATTTATGTGGTCTAAATTTATTAAAGATAAAAAATTAGATAAATATAGTATAAAAGATTTAAACGACTTAGTAAAGGTTTGTTACGAAAATAAAATTAGACTACGTTTATCAGAATTAGATAATTATTTTACTAACAACAAACTCGATCTTTTATATGTATGATTTAAGTATGGACGAAGAATTAGAAGGTTTTTATAGAGATAGAGACAGATTTAAAAAGATTAAACATTTATTAGACTTTGATTTTGAGAACAAAGACTATAAAGGTAAATCTTTTGATGTGCCTAAACCTATGCATAAAAAGAAATTAAAAAGGTCAAAATTTATTAGACCAAATAATCGAGATAAATCACTATTTTAAATGGAACAAGAAGTAAAAAAAGAAAAAAACAAAATAACTCTACTAGATGAAAAACTAGGAGAACAAAGAGATAAATGGAGTAGAAAAATAACGGCTCTAGCAAATGGTATAAAAACACTAAGTGGCATGGAAGTTGTTATTGGAGATATTTTACAAACAAGACAATTATTAGTAGAACAATTAATGTATATTCAAATAAAGTCTAAAGAACAGAAAAAACAACTAGACCTTAAATGGAGAGATGCATGGATAAAATATTACCAATATGACTATAAATTAACTGACAAAGTAAGAACTCAATTTCTTGAGGCTGAATTGGCAGATGATAAAATGATACTTTCTCTTTTAGAAAATCAAGTTGAATTCTATAGAGAATCAGTAAAGACTCTAGATAATATGGGTTTTGCTGTTCGTAACAGGTTGGCTATAAAAGACCTGGTATGATAGAGAAAAGAAAAAAGTGTAATGTTATTAACACTAACAGAAAATAAGCAGTTTTTAAGAGTTGACGAAGCGACAGAATTAGAATTAGAACAACTCAATATTTCACTTACGAAAAGAATTGACAGCTGGAGATTTAACCCACTTGTCAAAAGAGGTGTATGGGACGGTTACATATCATATTTTAAAGACAACAAATGGATACCCTCTGGTTTATGGAGATATGTCTATAATGTTTGCAAAGAATATAAATTCGATCTTAAAATAGATGGAGTAACAGAATTGTTTGATAAAAACATTTCAGCAGAATGGTTCGAAAAGTATGCACTAGAACTTTTTAAAGGTTCAGAGATAACCCCTAGAGACTATCAAATCGAAGCTGCATATAACATATTAAAATTTAGAAAGTGTCTTAGCGAGCTTGCAACATCAGCTGGTAAAACACTGATAAGCTTTCTTACAGTCGCATATCTTCTTGAACAAGAAAAGGCAAAAAAGATTCTTTTTATTGTACCAAATGTTTCATTAGTCGTTCAAGCAACTGAAGATTTTAATGATTATAATTTTGCAAATAGAATTAATATAAAAGTTCAGCAAATCTATAGCGGTCAAAAAATTAGAGAAGGCAGAAATGTTGTTATCGGAACATATCAATCTCTTGTTAAAAAAGGAAAAGAATATTTCGATCAATTTGATGCTGTAATAATTGATGAGTGTCATAAAATGAAAAGTCAATCAATTAAAACTATTCTTTCAAAATGTGTAAACGCGGAATATAGATATGGGCTTTCTGGTACAATTCCAAAAGAGGGAACTCTTGACAGATTAACGCTTATGGCCTATACTGGTCCCCTGATCAGTGAGGTAAATGCATATTTTTTGCAACAAGAAGGTTATATTGCTAATTGTAAAGTAAAAGTAATTGAAATGGACTATGCCCCAGAGAGTGCTAAAAACGCATTTACAGAAATGGCCCATAATAAATATGAGAATAAAGACGTTTTTCAATTAGAGCAAAATTACGTTATTAATTCAGAACCTAGATTAGATTTTATATGTAAAGTTATAGGTAAAATTCCAAGAAATAGTCTTATTCTTTTCCATAGAATCGAACATGGTAAAAAGATATACGAAAAACTTAGACAAGAGACAAATAAACAGGTTTATTATGTAGATGGAGGAATAGATAAAGATGTTAGAGAAGAGTTTAAAAAGAAAATGGAAAAAGGAGATGATGTAGCAATAGTAGCAAGTTATGGTACTTTTTCTACTGGTATTTCTATTAAAAAAATACATAATATCTTTTTTACAGAAAGCTTCAAATCAGAAGTTATTATTAGACAGAGTATTGGTAGAGGTTTGAGACAGCATCATTCAAAAAGTAATGTTCTCATTATAGATTTTGTTGATGATTTATGTACCGAAGAGTGGAAAAACTATCTTATGAAGCATTCTAAAACTAGACAAAAAATCTATCGGGAGCAAAGATTCGAATATGAAGTTAAAAAGTTTCAATTCGAAGGATAAAACTTGATATATACTAATAATAAAACAATCTAAAATAAAAAAACTATTTTAAAATGGAAGGTAAATTACAATCATTTGCTAGTTTTGCAGAGACTAGAAAAAAGATAATCGAAGATAGAACTCGAGAAGAGCAATCTACAAAAAGACAAACCGAAGCTCAAAGATTTTCTGAACTTTTAGCTGAATATGGCGTAACTTCAGTAAATGAATTAGACGAAGAAAAAAGAATTGAATTCTTTTCATCATTAATTGGAGAAACAGACGATTTAGAAACAGAAGGAAACGCTTTTGGCGCTGCTGTTAAAAAAGCAAAAGAAGAAGGTGAAGATGAATTTGAAGTTGATGGTAAAAAATATCAAGTAGAAGGTAACAAATTTGGAGCTGCTGTTAAAAAAGCCAAGGAAGACGGAGAAGACGAATTTGAAGTTGACGGTAAAACTTATAAAGTAGAAGCAGTTACTAACGAATCTTTTAATATTGAAAAAAAAACAGTTGAGTTAGAATTCGTAAATGAGGCTATTAAAGTAGGCAATAAAAGAGCTGCTAAAAAAGTTGTTACTCAACTAAATAGAATTTTCACAAAACAATTACCAGATCTTCAACAATTAGGAAAAGTTGGAATTTATGGATGTGTTAAATACTTTTTAGATTATGCACTAACTGATGCTAACTTTCACACTGAAAAACCAAAAGTAGTTAAAGCTCTTAGAAAAGCAGCTATTGGAAATATCGAAATTAAGCTTCCAGGACTTGGAGGTTATCATGCAAAAATTAGTGCTGGTAGAATCAAAGAAATTTTACACCAATATGCTGGTCAAATTAGTAATGCTGCAGGATGGAGTGGTCAAGGAATTGTAGAAGGTTGCGCACTTTATCTTTCTCAAATACACGGAGACGATGCAACTGCAAACGCAATGATTACGGCGTTTAATTCTCAATTCGAAGGAGAAGCAGTTAGGGTTGATGTTGCTAAAAAGACTAAAGCCTTAAACGAAGGTAGAAGATTTGTAAATGCTGTTAATAAAGCAAGAGAAGCTGGAGAAGATACTTTTGAATTTGATGGTAAAACTTATAAAGTTACCTCAAAGGAAGTAAATGAAGCAGAAGTAAAATCAGACAAAGACTTTATGGAAATGGCCAAGGCTATTTACAAAAAAGCATTTGGAGATAAATTTGATGAGGCTAAAGCTGAAGAGGCCGCAAAAGGAATGTTGAAAAAAGCAGATGGAGATTATGGAGCAGCAATAGGTATGCTACAGTCTTCAGTAGGATAATAAACAACTAAAAAGATGCTTAAAAATTATGGTGAATTTTTATTAGAAAAGAGCCAGAATCAAGAAGGTAGATTAATCTTAGAAGGCGGAGCAGCAGGACACATGCCCCATCCCTTTGATTATAACGATCTAACTTTCGCAGATTTTAGGACTATTGTCACTGGAGCCCTTAAAGGAGAATTAAACTTTGAAGAGGTTGCAGTTGAAAAAACAGATGGACAAAACTTTTTTGCCACTGTAAAAGACGGCAGAGTCCTATTCTCTAGAAACAAGGGACAGTTAATAGCACCAATAGATTTACAAGGAATTATAGATGTGTTTGCAGACCACGCCGTAGAAAAAGTAAGACAAATATTTACATTGGCAGCAAAAGACCTAGATGCTGCTCTTCCAAATATTAAAAATTCAGATGAGGTATTTCGTAATGGTACCTCATTTTTAAATATGGAACTTATTTGGACTCAAAACCCAAATGTAATAAACTACGATAGAGACGTTATTCAATTTCATAATATGCAACATACTGATGGAAAAGGAAACATTACGGGCATAGATAATAAACCTGCAAGAGAATTAGTAGGGATATTAAAGAAGGTTGGCGCAAATCAACAAAAGACATTTAATATTATACCACCCCAAGTTATTAAATTAATGAGAAACGTAGACTTTGAAAAAAGACAACAATATTATTTTGATAAAATCGATAAATTAAGAGACGAGTTTGGGTTGGATGATAGTGAAGAGGTTAAAATGTACCATGAGGCGTGGTGGAGAAATCAAGTTGAAGAGAATTTCGGTGATTTAACAGCAGACCTAAAAGAAGGTTTATTCTTAAGATGGGCATATAATGACAAGCAAACCCTAAATATGGTTGCTATAAAAAAAATGTCAGAACCAGATCAACTTAAAAAGATTAAAGAGTTTGATAAAATCAGACAAAAGAAATATAAAGAGAATATTTTACCATTTGAAAACCTATTCTTGGAATTGGGAGCAGATGTTCTTATGAATGCTAGTAATTTTGTTGCAGCAAACCCTAAAAAAGAAATGAAAAAACTTCATGATAAAATTAGAAAAGCGGCACAAGATGTAAAAATTAATGGAAACCTGTCACAGGTTGCTAAAATTGAATCAGAGTTAAAAAGATTAGAATCTATTGGGGGTATTGAAAGTATTGTACCAACCGAAGGGATTGTATTTAAGTACAGGGGTAAAATAATGAAATTAACAGGAACATTTGCTGCTATTAATCAGCTGATGGGCATCATAAAATACGGAAGATAAATATATTATGAAAAAGGCAAAACTATACGAACAGTTTTTAAACGAAGGAATTCAATTTGGTAAAAAAGGAATTGCTGCTAAAATTAAAGCGTCTTTAGAATATGCTAAAGAACAATTAGCAGCAGGAAAGGAATGGTATGGTGAAATCGTAGCAGGGCTTGAAAAGATGAAGCCTAATAGACTTGATTATGAAAATCACGAAAGACAATATTCACCAAAAAGAGATGACTATGACCTTTTCAACCCTAACTATGCAAGAGCATTGGCTACAGAAATAGCAAAAGTTATTGCAAAATATAAACCTGAAGAGGTTGCTAAGTCTAGTACTCCAGCAGCAGCTGGTTGGTCCGGAACAATGAGATCGACTGTTAGTGGAGATATTCAGCCAAGAGTAAATTTCAATAATGGAAGCGATAATTATATAATAGCAGTAACTATCGGTAGCGGTATTGACAACAGAACAACAGAGAAAATGATGCAAGAGCTGTATTTACTCTTTTTTGTATTTGAAGAATGGAATAGCAATGATGGCGGAATAGCTTTTGATTTTAGCCATGGAACAAATTATACTACTATAGGTTTATCAAACCGTAGATTAGGTTTTTCTAATGGTTTCGCAGATCAGTTAAGAAGAATAATGACAAACCAATAAAAACAAAATAAAAAATGAAAAAAGCAAAATTATACGAAGAATTTATAACTGAAAATGTTGAAGAGGTTCAGGCTTCTGAAATCAGTACTAAAGCAGCAAAGGCTTTATTAACAATGGCTCAAAAACAAAAAGAAGACAAGTATCAAGGTTCTTATACTGTCGATAAAGGGAATAAAAAACTTAGATTTAGTACAGTTGACGCTCTTTTATCGATGGTAAAAGCTAGAGAAGAAGGCTTTTATGGAGGTCCAGCATACGGTGTTAATATTACAGGAGACGACGAGTTAGAGGCTTTTGGTAATAATGGAGATGCAATTGTTGGAAAGTTAGATAAAAAGTCACTTTCTGCAGCGATGAATAGTATTATGAAAGCCTTTAAAGCTTCGCAGAAAAAACACAAAGGCAAGTAAACAAACTGGAATTTTTAATATAAAAATGTATTATGGCATTACAAGACTTAAAAAAATATTATGAATCTACTAACATAGAAGAGGTACAGGAGCTTTTGAAGCAGAAATGCTTGGTTACTGAAAAGATTCAGGCAAGCAGCTTTCATGTTAGAAGAAAAAAGGGGTTATTAGAGTTTTATAAGTCTGGAAAAAGTAGTCCTATAAATAAAATAGACCGCACAATAGTTTCATATTATGAAAAGGGAATAAAACATTTCCATGCGTTACTTTCTGAGTCCGTTGATGAAATGCCGCATGATTGGAAGTTTGGTTTCGACTATATGACCAATAATAAAACAGTAGATATTGAATATGATAATATTCCTAAAAATAATCTTATTTTAAATCATATTCAAGTCCTTGCAGAAGAAGGTAAAGTTAAAAAAGTTATTAGAGACCCAAAAATATTAGATAAATGGGCAAAAATTTTAGAAGTAGAATCTCCAACAGTTTTATTTCATGGAAATCTTGCTGAATATCAAAGAGAAAAATTGATTAATATTTTAAGTATTAATCTTAAAGAAGCCCAAGAAAAATTTAAAGATTTTAGTTTTACGCATACTATTTTTAAAATATTTAATGAATCTATTCATAACTCTAAATTAAATAATGATTTAGATAAAGATATAGATGGATTGGTTATAACATTTCAAGATGGAAGCTCAATTAAAAATTTTAAAATACAGAGCCCTTTAAAGGATGATGAAAGGCCAATAAGAGAAAGTTCAGATGCATATCAAATTGCAGTTTTAAAATTAATAGAATACTTTGGAGAATTTGATTTTTCATCTATAACTTTAGAAAAAGATAAAACAGACGAGAGATATTTAGAGCTTATGTCTGCTGGGTTCAATTCATTTATAAAAGAAAATCTAACAAATTTTATTGGTTTAGATTTTAAAAGTGCAGATTTTGCAAAAGATGAGGAATTCGATCTTAACCCTACCTTTATTGAAAATCAAGAAACTATAAAATATATTAATGATTCTAAAGAGATAGCAGAGTTGTTAAAAATTACACTGGGTACATTTAGAAAAATTAGAGATAAAGAAACAAAAATATTAGCAGGAGATGTATTTGAATCTCTAAATGTTATAATTAAAAAGATTAAAGAAAGAGTATTTGAGCAAAACGATGACAGTGATGTTATGGACTTTGAAACATTTAAAATAAATGATACTCTTAAAGGACAACCTAACCCAATTAATGAAGGACTGGCTATAAAATATCCTGAAAAAGGAGCAATGCCAGTAAATATGTTTGTTGGAAGGTTTCAACCTTTTACACTTGGACATGCAAAAGTAATTAAGCATCTTCATAAACAGAATGGACTTCCAACCGTTATATTTTTGGTGAAATCAAAAACTAAAAAGAAAGAAGACAGTTTTAAAAGACCATTTGATGAAGATATGCAAGTGTCAATGATTAAACAAATTATGAGAGAATATCCGATAGAAAATGTATTTGTTATAGATACAGGGGCTATTGATAAAATGTTTAATGAACTGAGACCAAAATATGAACCAGTACTTTGGGGAACTGGAAGTGATAGAATGAAAACTTATGGCTTTCAAGTAAACAATAAAAGATATAGAGATGAACTTGGGGTTGATGATGATTTTAGACTTGAAGAAATTCCAAGAACAGACGATAATATAAGTGCAACAAAGGTACGAAATGCATTATTAGACGGAGATGAAAAGTTATTTAGACAAATGACACCAAGGTCGATGCATAAAATGTACAAATTATTAAAAGGAAAATTAGAAGATAGTGTTGGAGCTCTACAAGAACAAATACTGACATTTTCTGAATTTAAAAAATAAACTATGGGTATTAGAACCAATTTTCAAAGAATCTTAAATAGATTAGAAGCTCAAAGGGCTGATGATAGAATTCCACATGTTTTAAATGAAGAAGAAGGAGTTGAAGTAATAAACAAAAAATCTGGAGATACTTATACTGTAAAAAAATTCAATCCTAAAACCCAAACATTGGCATCAGAAAAAAAGCCAAAGTCTAAAACTGAAAATGTTAGCGCAAAAATGGAAAAAACATTTACCAGAATAGAAGACGCTATAAAAGACATTAAAGACCCTGTTCAAAAAGAAAATGCAACTTCCGTATTAAAAGCTACTGAGGTTTTTAACAATCCAGAGTCTTCCATGGAAGATAAATTAAAAACAATAGAAGACCTAAATAAAAAAGGTCTTATTTTCATGAATAGTAAAACTGCTAAACAGAAAAAAATGTATTTAGATGCATCTCTTACAGGTTTACCTAGAAAGGCTTTAGTAGACCCAAGTATGAAAGGGTCTCCAAAAGAAATACAAAAAGCAATGGAAGAATATGGTTTTGATAAAATAAAACCAGAAGGAGGAAAGATTAGTAGTGGAGATATGATGATGACAAAGCTTTTT